GGCTGGCCATCGCTGTGCGAGTGGCAGCTGGCGCAATACGTGATCGAGGTCGAGGGCGCGGTGGAAGCGTGCAACGTCGACAAGGCAGAGATCGCGCGACTGACGGCGCGTGACGATGGCTGACACCATCGATCAGGCGCAGGCGCGCGAGCAGATGGACCGCGATCTGATGCTCGCCGAGCACCACCGCCGCGCGGCCGCCGCGCACGCGTTGGACGGCACCCCGGTGCTGGACGGGCTGTGCATCGATTGCGATGAGCCGATCGAGCCGCAGCGCATTGCCGTGCTGCGCGTGACCTCACGCTGCGCCAGTTGCGCCGAGGATTTCGAGCGTCGCATGGCGATGCAGGGGCGGCGGCCATGACTGAGCCGGTGCAAGTCACCCTGACCATCGCGATCGGCGGACTGCTGCTCGCCTTGCTGCATCGCTGGATCACCGCCATCGAGCGGCGTATCGATGAGCGGCTGCAGCAGCTGGGAGAGAGCCAGCGCTCCGAGGACACGGCCATCCGCAAGCTGGCTGGCGAGATCGAGGACCTGCGCGACGGACTGCCGCAGGAGTACGTGCGCCGCGAGGACTGGATCAGGTTCTCGGCGGTGCTGGAAGCCAAGATCGACAGGATTGCCGAGAGGCAATGGGAAGTCGCACAAGCACTGAGGACGCGCGATGGCAACCGAAGCTGAGATCGAACGTGCGCAACGCGAGGAGCTGCGCTGGCGAGTACTCGCTGCGCTGAATGCCGGCCGCCCCAAAGCGGTGACCGAGAGCCTGATCCTGCGCATTGTGCAGGACGTGTCGCTGCCGGCGACGATGCTGGGCCTGCGCCGCGAGTTCGAGTACCTCGAAAAGCGCAAGCTGATCACCGTCAACCGCGGCGGCAGCACGTGGCTCGCGGAGCTGACGACAGTCGGCATTGACCTGGTCGAGTACACGATCCCGGTCGAGCCTGGCATCGCGCGGCCGGAACGGTACTGAGGAGCCAGCAATGAACACAGACACGCCAGCGATCAACGGCTACCGAAAACTCACCCCAGACGAGGTGCAGCACGTCAACGACCTGAAGGAGTTCGGCGACGAGATCGGCCGCCTACTCGATACCGTGGGCACCATTCCGGATGTCGACAAGCGCGCGCTGGCGATCGCTCGCACCGAGCTGCAGACCGGCATGATGTGGCTGGTCCGCGCCATCACGCGGCCCACGGGCTTCTGAGCCATGGGCCAGCGCTCCAAGATCACGCAGCTGCCGGAGGACGTGCGCGCTGAGCTCGAGCGCCGTCTGGTGCAGTCGTCGTTCTCGAACTACGACGCGTTGGCCAGGTGGCTGTCGGAGAAAGGATTCGAGGTGCATCGGTCGAGCGTCTATCGCTACGGTGCGCCCTTCGAGAAGCGCCTCAAAGCGATGCAGGCGGCGACGCAGCAGGCGCGCGCCATCGTGGAGGCTACGCCCGACGACGAGGGCGCGATGAGCGAGGCGCTGATGCGCCTGTGCCAGGAAAAAGTGTTCGACATCCTGCTTCAGATCGACGTCGACCCGGAGACTGTCGACCTGCACAAGCTCACGCGCAGCGTCGCCGACATGCAGCGCGCCAGCGTGACGCTACGCCGCTACCAGGCGCAGGTTCGCGACCGCGCGAAGGCCGCCGCCGATGCGCTGGACAAAGCCGCGGCCGGTGCCGGTGGGCGGATCACGCAAGAAACGCTGGACCGCATCCGCTCCGAAATCTACGGCATCGCAGGCTGAAAGGGAGACTCGAAATGGCACGGTACGAAGTGACGCTGAAGGTCGAGTCGCACCCGGGCGCTAACGTGCGCGATGTGGCTGTTGAACTGTGCCAATTGGCGGACCGCGTCGGAGTGATGTGCGAGACGAAGTTCAACGACGTGCTCCTCGTCGCGCGCCCAGGCTGCAACCCGCTTCGACTGGTCGAGGCCTACGAAGAGCTCGTGCTGCGCCCGGCACGCGAATTCAAGGTCACGCAGGCGAACTGACGCCACATGGCACGCCCTGCGATCCAGCTACCTCGCTACCAGCACAAATGGTTGCTGGACAAGTCGCGCTTCAAGTGCGGCATCTTTGCGCGGCAGACCGGCAAGACGTTCACCACCACGCTCGATATCGTCGACGATGCGTTCCAGGCGATCGCCGAGGGCCGCCGATCGCCGTGGATCATCCTCTCGCGCGGCGAACGCCAGGCGAAAGAGGCGCTCGAGGAGGGCGTCAAGCGCCACGCGCGCGCCTACGAACTGGGTATCGAGAGCTTCGATTCGACGTGGCGATCCGAGAGTGGCGTCGACTACCGCATGTTCGAGGTGGAGCTTCCGGGCGGCACCCGCATCGGCGCGCTGCCCGCGAACCCGGACACGGCCCGCGGCTTCAGCCGCAACGCGTACCTCGACGAGTTCGCCTTCCACGCGGACTCCCGCCGCATCTGGGGCGCGCTGTTCCCAGTCGTCTCGAACGGCTGGAAGCTGCGCATCACGTCGACCCCGAACGGCAAGGGCAACAAGTTCTACGAAATTGCCACCGGCGAGGACACGATCTGGTCTCGGCACTCGGTGGACATCTACCAGGCCGTCGCCGATGGCCTGCCGCGCAACATCGACGAGCTGCGCCGCGCGCTCAACGACCAGGAGCTTTGGGAGCAGGAGTACGAGCTCAAGTATCTCGACGAGTCGACCGCGTGGCTTACCTACGACCTGATCAACGCGGCCGAGGATGACGAGGCCGGATTGCCTGATGCCTACCAGGGCGGCGACGTGTATCTCGGCGTCGACATCGCGGCGCGGCGCGACCTCTTCGTGATCTACGTGCTCGAGCGCGTGGGCGATGTGCTGTGGGAGCGCGAGCTGGTCGCCGAGCGCGGGCTCTCGTTCGCACTGCAGGACGAGCTGCTCGACTCGATGTTCAAGCGCTACCGCGTGCGCCAGTGCTTCATGGATCGCACCGGCATGGGAGAGAAGCCGGTCGAGGATGCGCAACGCCGCTACGGCGAGAGCCGCGTGCACGGCGTGCTGTTCACGCCTGCGAACAAGCAGCATCTGGCCACGGTGGCCAAGCAGGTGTTCGAGGATCGCCGGCTGCGCATCAAGCGCGGTGATGCGGCGCTCCGCAGTGACCTGCACGCGATCAAGCGCGAGTCAGGCCCCACCGGCAACATCCGCTTCGTCGCCGCGCGCGATGCCAACGGCCACGCCGACCGCGCGTGGGCACTGTTCCTCGCGCTGGCTGCAGCCGATGGCGGCGCATCGACGATCGAGTACCAGAGCGCCGGCCCGCGGGACAGGTTCGACGGCAACGCATTCGGCGTGCCGGCCGCGCGATTCTCCCAGCGCGGCTTCGGCACCATCGCAGGCACATTCGAGGGCTGACCCATGGACGAGACGCCACGCCCGACGCGCGCGGAGATCGGCAGCGAGATCGCGACCACGCGCGACGGGATCGACATCACCCGCGCCTACACCGGTCCGCTGATGATCAGCAGCGACCACGTGCTGCGCGCGATCGGCGGCGACTTGCGCACCTATCGCGAGCTGCTGACCGATCATCAGGTCAAGACGTGCACGCAGCAGCGCATCGACGCGATCGTGCGCGCCGAATGGGCGGTGGATCCCGCCAGCGATCGCCGAGCGGATCGACGCGCGGCCGACTTCGTCAAGCAGCAGCTGCACCGCGTCGGATTCGACGAGCGCACGCGCCGCATGTGGCACGGCGTCTGGTACGGCTATGCGGTGGCCGAGTGCGTGTGGGCCGTGGACGCGGGCATGATCGTCCTCGATGCGCTCAAGGTGCGCGACCGGCGTCGCTTCCGCTTCGCGCCCGATGGCTCGCTGCGCATGCTCACGATCGACCGCATGTTCGATGGCATCGAGCTCCCGCCGTCCAAGTTCTGGAGCTTCGCCACCGGCGCGGATCACGACGACGAGCCCTACGGCATGGGCCTCGGCCACTGGTCCTACTGGCCGGTCTATTTCCGGCGCCACGGCGTGCGGTTCTGGGCGCGGTTCGTCGAGAAATTCGCGGCACCGACCGTGATCGGCAAGTACCACCAGGGCGCGGAGGACATCGACAAGACGCGCCTTCTGCAGCTCGTCCAATCGGTGCAGATGGACACGGGCGCGATCATGCCGCAGGACATGATGGTCGAGCTGCTGGAGGCCAGCCGCACCGGGCAGGTCGACTACGCCGCGTTTGCGGACTACTGGGACGACGCGCTGGCCAAAATTATTCTGGGCCAGACGATGACCACCGAGGACGGCGCCTCGCGCGCACAGGGCGAGGTGCACCTGAGCGTGCGCCAGGACATCGTCAAAGCCGACGCGGACGTGATCTGCGAGTCGCTGAATCGCACCGTCGTGCGCTGGCTCACGCACTGGAATTTCCCCGACGCCGAGCCGCCGCGGGTCTACCGCGTCTTCGATGAGCCCGAGGACCTGGACTCGCGCGCGACGCGCGACAAGGTCCTCTTCGACATGGGATTCCGGCCGAGCTTGCAGCACATCACCGAGGTCTACGGCGGCGACTATCAGGACACCACGCCACCCGCGGCCGATCCGGATGCGGAGCCGCCAGCGTTCGCCGCGCCCGGCGCCGCGCCGAGATACAGGCCACCGGATCTGCGCGCGCTCGACGCACTGCTCGACGAGATCGAGTCCGGCGCCTCGCTGCAGCAGCAATCGGCCCAGATGCTGGCGCCGCTGCTGGAGGGCGAGCTGACTCCGGAGCGCCTGGCCGAGCTGTATCCTGAGCTGGACGACGGAGCGCTTCAGGATGCCCTCGACCGACTGCTGTTCGCGGCCACGATGTGGGGGGCGCTCAACGCCGAGCGCCGCTGATCCATGACGCTCGGGCCTGCCGATCTCCGCGCGCTGTTCGAGCGCCAGGGCGACATCGATCGATTCCTGCGTGAGCGCAATCTGACGCCGTCCTGGAACTGGTTCGACCTGCGCGCCGATGCGCACGCGCGCTCGTTCACGGCGGCCAAGGCCGCGCGGCTCGATGTGCTGCAGGAGCTGCGCGATGCGCTGGTGCGCAACCGCACCGAGCGTGACTTCATCCGCGACGTGACGCCACGGCTGCAGGCGCTGGGCTGGTGGGGCCGCGAGACCGTCGACATCAACGGCACGCCGCAGACGGTGCAGCTCGGATCGCCGCATCGGCTGCGGACGATCTACCGCGCGAACATGAGGGCCGCGTACAACGCCGCCCGCTACCGCGCGCAGCTGGCCACCGCGAATCGGCGGCCGTTCTGGCAATGGGTCGCGGTGATGGACGGCAACACCCGGCCGACGCACGCCGCGCTCAACGGCCGCGTGTTCCGGTTCGACGATCCGTTCTGGCGCACGTTCTATCCGCCGCTCGACTACGGCTGCCGCTGCCGCGTTCGCGCCCTGACCGAGGCCGAGGTCGAGCAGCGCGGGCTGCGCGTTTCATCGAGCGCCGGGCTGCTGGATGAGGTCGAGGTCGAGGCCGGCACCGACCGACTGACCGGCGAGGTCATCCGCATGCGCACCACGCGCGTGCGCCTGCCAGGACCTGGCGGCCGCGAGGTCGCGGTGCAGGTGCATCCGGCGTGGGCGAACAATCCCGCGCTGGTGCCATGGTTCCCGGACCTCGATCGGTACGACATCGACCTCGCGCGGTGGTTCGTGCGCGAGTCGATCCGCGGGCCGGCGTTCGCCAACGCGTTCAATCAGGCGCTCCAGGGCTCGCGCGACGTGGCCACCGGCACCGTCGCCGAGCGCGTGGCGCGCATCGCCGAGCCGATGGCCGAGCGGGCGCTCTATCCGGTCGCTGTGTTGGCCGCTGAGCGCGCGATGGCCCTCGGCGTGCGGCCGTCCGTGACCGTCAGCGAGCTGGCGCTGATCGAGATGGCGGTCGCCGGCGGCCGCGGCCAGCTGGGGCTCTCGATGTGGCTGCGCGTGCCGGAGTGGCTCGCGAAAAACGACTACGTCGTCGCATTTGCCGGCCGCACCGCCATTCTGGCGGTCCAGGACGGCCGCGAGTGGCTGATCTTCACCGCCGCACGGCCCGATGGGCCGGGCAATCTGCGCCTGATCGGCGCCCGCCGCGGCAGCGCCGCGGACGCTCGCGCTGCCCTCGCCGGCGCCGAGATCATCGTCGACGGGCCGCGGCCGTGATCGCGTTCGGGTTTTCGCTGCTTGGCGGCCCGGAGGTCCGGCAGAGTCTGGGCCGGGCGCGCGCCGCCGCGGGCGATCTGCGGCCGCTGATGGACCAGATCAGCGCGGCGCTGGCCGAGCAGACCGAGGATGCGTTCGAGCGCGAGCGCGATCCGGAGACCGGCGAGGCCTGGGCGCGGCTCGCGCCCTCGACCATCGAGCAGCGCGAGGAGCAGGGCTACTGGCCGGGCCTGATCCTGCAGCGCACCGGCGATATGGCCGACTCGATCGTCGCCGACGCGGGCGCCGACTTCGCGTCGCTGGCGATCGACCAGCCCTATGCGTTCTGGCACCAGGTGGGCACCGAGCGCATGCCCGCGCGCCCGATTCTCGGTGTCTCCGACGCCCTCGCCGACCAGATTCTCGGCCTCGTCGAGGACCACATCGCCGGCCGCCTGCGTTAGTTTCCGCTGGCGCAATGTTTTTTCCGGCGGGCGTTCGTTTTGGTTCGGATCAGTTCGCCCTGTTTCGCATTTATCGCGCTCTCCGCCCCCCTTTTTTCTAGCTCGTGATCAATAGGCGGCCCCGTGCATCCCTCGGTCAGGTGCAGGCCGGCAATTCCCAACCCCCCACGGTCGCGGCCGGGGTTTCGT